GTTTCGACCCAGTATTAATCAGTCTAATTCGTCGTTCAATGCCTAACTTGGTGGCATACGATTTAGCTGGTGTACAACCAATGAATGGTCCAACTGGACTTATCTTCGCAATGAGATCCAAGTTCAAGACTCAGGATGGTTCTGAAGCTTTATTCAACGAAGCAGATTCAGCATTCTCTGGACAGAACGAAGGATTCGATCTAACCAATGGTATGACAGGTGCTAACGTTGGTTTAGGTACAACTGCACAACAAGGTTCTAACCCATCATTACTTGATGGTTCTGCATCCCCAACAGACGCTACTGACTACAACGTTGGTCAGGGTATGAGGACAGACGAAGCTGAAGATCTTGGTACTTCAGGTGACTCTTTCAACGAGATGGCATTCTCCATCGAGAAAGTTACTGTTACTGCGAAGTCAAGAGCTCTAAAAGCAGAGTACAGTTTAGAACTTGCTCAAGACCTTAAGGCAATCCACGGATTGAACGCTGAGGCTGAGTTAGCAAATATTCTTTCAACAGAAATACTTGCTGAAATCAACAGAGAAGTTATCAGAACAATTTACAACGTAGCGAAGCCTGGTGCTCAGAACAACGTTGCTACAACTGGTACATTCGACTTAGACACAGACTCTAACGGAAGATGGAGTGTTGAGAAGTTTAAGGGTCTCATATTCCAGATGGAAAGAGATGCTAACGCTATCGCACAGCAAACTCGTAGAGGAAAGGGTAACATGATCATGTGTTCAGCAGACGTTGCTTCTGCATTAACCATGGCTGGTGTACTTGACTACACTCCTGCTCTTAACGCTAACCTTAATGTAGATGACACAGGCAACACATTTGCTGGTGTTTTACAAGGTAAGTACAGAGTGTACATTGACCCATTTGCTGCTAACGTTGCTAATACTCAGTATTACGTTGTTGGTTACAAAGGTTCATCTCCTTACGACGCTGGATTATTCTACTGCCCATACGTTCCTTTACAAATGGTTCGTGCGGTTGGTCAGGATACATTCCAACCAAAAATTGGATTCAAGACCAGATATGGTATGGTTGAGAACCCATTTTCACAAGGACTTACTGCAGGTGCTGGTGCACTTACACGTAATAAGAACGTTTACTACAGAAGAGTTGCTGTTGCAAACCTTATGTAATATAAATATCTCGTTCGAGATAACAGAGACTCCTTCGGGGGTCTCTTTTTTTGTCAATGTTTGGAAACCTAAATAATGTTACAGGAGGCTAAGACAAATGTTACACTTATTAGGTAGAGGACAAGAACCAGAATGGGACGAAGATAAGCATGGTATCGATGAGGTCTTTGCTTTTCTGTGTTACCGTGGAATTCACTATGCAAAAACAGTTTATATAGATTTTACAATGGAAAGTCCTTCTTGGTTTCTAAATAATCCAAGGAAAGATGATACTACAGCTAACACCTAACACACATCCAATACTGCACGAAAGAGTAAAACCGTGTAGTGAGGATTTAGATCGTCGTGAAATATCTCGTATTCTGAAAGAGAATATGATTCATTACGAAGGGATTGGACTGTCTGCAAATCAAATTGGTATTGGTGAAAGAGTATTTGTAATGGTGTTAAATATCGAAACAGAAGAAACAATTACTTGTTTCAATCCTCATATTATCAAAAGATATGAGGATGATGTTTGGTGTGAAGAAGGATGTTTATCGTTTCCTGATGAGATTATAAACATTCAAAGACCAGATAGAATTGTTGTAAAATATGAAGATGAAAATAAAAAAGATCATAAAATAAAATTAAATGGTCTTGCAGCAAGAGTATTTCTACACGAGTTTGACCACTTAGAAGGAATTGTTTTTACTGAAAGACAATAAATAATCAAAAAGATAATGACTAATTCGGCATTTGGAAAACAAATACAAAATCGAAATTTTCTATCAGGAGTAGCGTTCAAATTCAATTTGGCAAAGTTTCCGAAGGTTGACTTTTTCTCAAATTCTGCTAGAATACCAGAGTTGAACCTCGAACTTACTACTCAACCATCATACTTAAAAAATATTGATGTACCTGGTGAAAGACTTACATATGGAGATTTTACACTTCGATTTTTAGTTGATGAAAATATGGAAAATTATATTTCTGTTTATAACTGGTTAACAGGATTAGGATTTCCAGAAACTACTAAAGAGTTTGCTGATTTAATTAAAGATAAAGATGGACAAAGAGATCCAAAAGAAGCATTTTGTGACGGTACACTACGAATATTGAATAGCAATTTTAGAGAAGTTGCAAAAGTTAAATTTAATGATTTATTTCCAACATCATTAACATCATTAGATTTTGATGCAACAAATACTGATGTTCAATACTTTACAGCAGAGGCAACTTTTAAGTATACTGTATATAAGATATCTAGCAGCATTACATGAATCTTGAGCAAATTCAGGAGATGTGGGAGAAAGACTCCAAGATCGATCCTGATAATTTACATGATGAATCATTAAAGATACCAACTCTTCACTCAAAGTATTATACACTTTATAATACTATTACTTTAATGAGAGAAAAAGCAAGGTCACAATATAGTAAAGTTAGACTGGAAAGATATAATTATTATACTGGAAAAGCAACTGCAGAAGTATATGCCGAAGAACCATTTCCATATAAAGTTAGAGAAAAAGACGCAATTCAAAGACATCTTGAAGCAGATGATAAGATGAATAAAATTGATATGAAAATTAAATATTATGATATAATGTTAAAATTTTTAGAAGAAATTATAAGGACAGTATCAAATCGAACATATCAAATTAAAAATGCAATTGAATGGAATAAATTTCAAGCAGGGTTTAATTAATAAATAGCTTCATAGAGTTATTAATAAAATGAAACCAACTCCAAAAGAAACAAAAAAAATTCACGAAAACTATGAGAAAGTGAAAAATCATCTCATTGAAGAGAATTATGCAGTAGATAGTGATTCTGCAGATAAAATAATTTCAGGTATGAGTCAAGATTGGTTTGATACAATAGTGGGGTAATATGCCTTTTCTTCAAACAATCGGTGGAGGTTCTTCAAAAGGATTTGCAAATCGACTTGCAATGAAATATCATACTCAAGAATTTAATTACACTGGTTCAGTTCAAACTTTTACGATTCCTGCAGGAACACAAAATATTACTGCACATGTATTTGGTCCTGGTGGAGGTGCAGATGGTTCTTATGCATCTTCTGGAGGAGCAGGTGGTTATACGGTTGGTCAGATAAATCCTGTAGTAGGTGGTAGTTTAAAAATAATAGTTGGTGGTGCTGGTAGAATGGGCCAACAAAATAATGGATCTGCTGGTGGGTATAGTGCAGTTTGTACTCCGAACTGGGCTGGTTCAAATGTTGATACAGATCATGCTGCTTGTATTCTTGTTGCTGGTGGTGGTGGAGGTATTAGTGAATACGAACTTGTATCTTCAACTCCATTTGGTGGAGCAGGTGGTGGATCTACAGGACAACAAGGTGGATATAGTGGTGCAGCAAGAAGTGGTAGTGGGACAGGTGGCACACAATCTGCGGGAGGAACATATCCAGGTCAAGCTGGTGGAGGAGCATGCTCTGGTGGAACATCTTTATGTGCAGGATATAAACTAAGAGGTGGTCAATCTTGCGGTAATAGTCCAGGTGTTTCTAGTGGAACTCAAGGATGGCCACAACAAATTTATGGTGGAAATTGGGGTGCAGCTGCTGGAGGTGGTGGTTGTAATGGTGGTGGCGGTGGTGCAGGATATTATGGTGGTGCTGGAGCTGGTCATACCTCTGCAACGTATGGTAATAGCGGAGGTGGTGGCGGTGGATCAGGTTATACAGGAGGGTCTGGATCGTATACTACATCAAATGTAGGAACTCATAATGGTAATGAAGGTGCGGTTTCATCACAGGCAACGAATAGTGGATACCTAACAAGCGGAATATCTCTGGGAGGTGTTTTTAACCAAGATGTAGGTGGTAATGGTAATCATGCAGGTGGTCATGGTAAAGTTGTTTTATATTACTTGGCTCCAACTTAAAGACCTCTAAAAAACTCAACTAAATAATTGATATTGATCGATGTTATGTCGCATTTGATAATATCAAAAAAGAATGAAGTGCATCTTCAGATTGAGTCTGATACGCACGTTTATTATGAGTTGGCAGATTATTTCACCTTTGAAGTACCTGGTGCAAAGTTTATGCCAACTTATAAGAATAAGTATTGGGACGGAAAGATAAGGTTATTTAATATTCAGAATAATCAAATATATGTTGGACTACTTGATAAGGTTGTACAATTCTGTAAAGATCACGAATATACATATAGTTTTCAACCAAGTAAGTTCTATGGTTTGCCTTTTGAGGAGAATCCAACAATATCAAAAGAGGGTGTAAAGGATTATATTACTTCAATATCAAAATTTAAACCGAGAGATTATCAGATTGAAGGAATATACGATGCCTTAAAATATAATCGTAAACTATTGATATCTCCAACTGCTTCAGGAAAGTCCCTGATGATATATGGTATCGTGAGATATTTTGTTGAAAGAAATCAAAATACTCTAATTGTTGTTCCAACGACTTCCCTTGTAGAACAAATGTATAAAGACTTTGCGGATTATGGATGGGATGTCGGATCATATTGTCATAAAATATATGCTGGAAAAGAAAGAGAAACAAATTCTCAAGTTATAATTACCACTTGGCAATCAATATATAAACTTCCTCGAAAGTATTTTGAAAGATTTTCTGTAGTTGTAGGTGATGAAGCACACCAGTTTAAAAGTAAATCACTAATATCTATAATGACAAAACTTGGAAATGCGAAATATCGTTATGGATTTACAGGAACACTTGATGGAACTCAGACACACAAATGGGTATTAGAAGGTTTATTCGGTCCTTCTTATAAAATTATTAAGACTGACGAGCTTATGAAGAAAGGTCATGTTGCGACGTTGGACATTAACGTGCTTCTATTGAAACACCCACCGAATAAATTTGAAACATTTGAGGATGAAATACAATATATCATCACTCATAGTCGTAGAAATAATTTTATTCGTAATCTTGCACTTGATTTAAAAGGTAATACTTTGATATTGTTTGCAAGAGTTGAAGGTCACGGAGAACCTCTATATAATATGATAAATAATAATAGTATTATTGATCGTCATGTCTTTTTTGTTCATGGTGGTGTTGCCACCGAAGACAGAGAAAAAGTTAGAGAAATCACTGAAAGTGAAAACAATGCTATTATCGTTGCCTCTTACGGGACTT